GGTCCTCTTTTGTATTAAGTTGTGCGCATGGTCTCCCCTACCGCTCGCTGCGCACGAGCGGGCAGGCTGTTAAACATCGACTCCATACGAGCCGGCATATTGCCGATGGTTTTATTAGCCTCAACCGGGCCGCCTACTGAAGGCGCTCCGCCGGGTTTAGCCGCATGACCGGGCTTGTTCCGCGGAGGCTCTGCCGCGTCAGGAGGCATAGTCTGATTCGCCATAGCGGACTGCTGTGCTTCCTGCTCGGCCACCTTGGCCTTCAGGTCGTCAATCAGTTCCTGCTTACGCGGGATCAGCCGGTCGGGAATACGCTCAAGGTAGGCGATGATATCCAACGTACCGTCGCGACGCAGGTTATCCAGGGTCTGGACCATGGCGATCTCAGAGTACCGAGTGGTCGCGCCAACCTCAACCGCTACGTTCAGCCACAGCCTCTTGAGCTGGCTAAAGTCGAACTCCTCCATGACCCGGCGCTTAACGTGCTGGGTCTTCATCATGCCGGTCATCGGGTCCATGATGGGATTGCCCGCCGGGTCCTTCACGATCTCCTCGAAATCACGCATGCGGGACAGGGGCCGCTTGCCGTAATAAGTACCCATCATATCCAGCAGGATCTCGCCAATGCTCTCGACCCACTCAAACAGGATCGCTCTGGGGTTCTCCAGCGGGACCTCAGACGAGGCCTGCAGCACCATCAAGGCCGAGGTGTTGTCCATCCGCATGTTGCCCATCTGCGCGTCGGTAGCACCCAAGCATTCCTTGGTGTACTCCATCACCTTATCGATGGCCATCACGATCTGGTTGGACATATCCGCGGGCTGAAGAGTCGTAGCCACGCTCCGCAGATCCTGGCCCGGCTGCATGCCGCTCACGCCGATGGCGACTCCGACCTCGTTATTCCACTGGGCAATAAGATCGGCGTTATAGATGGTCTTCGGGAAGCTCTGCAGCTGCAGGTGCCGGAAGACCATGGCCATCATGGAATTGATAAAGATCTGGTTCGGAACAATGCCGGTGACCAGAGCGCGGCCGTGGTACTGATTCTTCTGTCTCTCCCAGTTGCCCCAGGCGATGGGGTACCGAGTCAGGCCGGTATCCACATCCTCAAAGATGTTGCAGGTTCTGGTGGCCTTGGTTACGTGGACAGAAGTAACCAAGCGTTTAACTTTCTGCCGCTCGTAGATCGGTGCGCCGTCCGGACCGATGACAGGTTTGCCGTCCTTGTCCTTCATGGGGACGGGGTTGCCCTTCTCATCCAGAACATCCTCCATCTCGGGAAGGCCGGTCTCCTCGTCGATGACCTCTTTCTCCTCGGTCACCTTCGAGTACATGTAAACGTACAACGCCTTGCCGGTGTTGTCGTCGGAGATGATCAGCTCAGTCTGGCCACCGACGCCGGCCTGCCAGGTCCAATCGCTGTCAGGCTGAATGGTGTTGCGCTCGATCTCATCAGAGCCGGTGCCGCCCTTACCGATGCCGTGCTTCACCTTATTGAACCGCTCGGCCTCCCACCGCAGGTTATCCACGGTGTCGCGGCCAATGATCAGGATGTAGGGCTGGGACTCAACGTCGTGGATATTCGGATTGCCGAACATGACGTTGATGCCATCCACCAGCTCCATCTCGATCTCGCCGCGGGCATTGCTGAACGCGCCGCCGTAGGGAAGAGCGTCGGGATTCCAGTAGAAGTGAGCGCAATAGTCGCCGGTCTGCGCACCATCGAACAACGCCTCGCGGATCTTGTAATCCATCTTCAGCTTCTCGAACAGGTTACGGACCTCAGCCGTGGCGTATACCGCGGCGTTGGTGTCCGGATCGTCCTGGTTCTCGCCGTCGTAGTAGGTCAGCGGCTCAAAGGTAATCGTGGTCGCCGAAGAGTTCAGCGACGCCACGAACAGGGACGTGATACGCTTGATGATGTTAAACACCGGGCGGGCGAGGCGGCTCATCGCAGGGGTTCTCGGGATGTGCAGCCACTGGTTGCCGGCGAAGAACTCAATGTTCGTGTTGACGGTATTGTATACATTCGGCACGAGAGCGTTGTTATAAGACCTGCCGATCTCGTAGTACTCCCACGCCTTTGTTCTCTTGTTGTAATTCTCGGGCATTAGTTACTACCCTCCTTGGGGAAATCGACCAGCCCGTAGGCGATGTCCGCGCTGTACCCGGTCAGCTGGCGAAACGCTTCCTGCTCTTTCTCCATCCGGTCAAGCTCCTTCCGGATCCGCTCTTTCTCATCATCACCCGGCTCCACCGGATCGGCGTGGCGATGATACTTCGTACCGGCAAGAAAACCGAGCACGAAGATCCCAAGGGCCAGAATGAAGCCGATAAGCCCATATAATACTTCGATCATTTATTTTCCTCCAACAGATGCTCGATCACGACGCCGATCTCCTGCTCTTCTCTGCCGGGGAACGTGATCGTTTTACAAGTCGCCCCGGCTGGGACCAACGCTGTGTAGCCATGACCGATACAGCACAGCGCGTACCAGTCAACGGAACCGTTGTCGTACTTCAGCCAGCAACTCTCCCCCGATCCTCTGTTCGGGTTCCGTCTGCCGAGATGGAAGCACACACGGTGCCTCGTACTGGCAGAACTCTTCACCTGGACGCGCTGCAGCGATCCATTGATGTCAACGACCAAATCCGCGCCGGTATCAACCATCGGCCTGTACACCGGAATGCCTCGTTTCATAAACTCAGCCGCGACAATTGCCTCGCCGCAGCCGCCGACCATCACTTGCTCCAACTATGCTTCTCTCCGTAGGGGTCGAACAGAATATCCGGATCATTGAACGCGGCCTCAGCTTTCTGCTGGCGCTGTTCATACTCCGGCACAGGCGTCTTATCAATCGTTCCGCTCGCGTAGATCAACCGCTGCAGGGCCTGCGACGCCGCGTCAACCATATCGTCATGCGCTCCATTCGGGAACGCCGAGAACTGATCCACGAACGGGACCACCCACGCCGCCTTCGCCGGGTCGGGCAGGAACACATGCCCCGACTCGATGGCAGCGGACACCGCGTTCACTCGTGACACCTTGCCGCCGAGTGGGTTCACCGGGATGCAGTACATCTCACGCTGCAGTGTCTGGATGATGGCCGAACCGTTCGCCTTATCTTCGATCAGGACCGCCCTTGCTCTGGGATACAGCCCGGCGACGGACCGGATCGCTTCTACCGTTCCGGGGAAGTCCAGATGCTTGTTGAGACAGTAGCGCAGGTAGTAGTCATTTCTGGACTTCCCCCACACCTGAATAGATACATAGTCGTTCTGATCCCCGGCCTTAAACGCCGCGTCAACAGAGATGATCTCTGTACCGAACATCTTCGTCTCCGTAGGATCATAGAACCGCCACCAGTCTCGGTGGACCAGGTTACCGGCCTCGACGCGAGGACTGCACTGATACAGCGCCGCCCACGCTCGCTGGCCACCCTGCGGATCGTTGATGTAGCTCTTCTTAAAGTCGGCCAGCCACTGCGCGTCTTTCCCCAGCTCGGGGCACAGCGGCTCACCAATCGCCCGGCCCAGCGGGTCGCCTGCCTCGGCTTCCACGGGGAGACGAAGCAGCTTGGCATTGACCTCGGTGGCCAGCATACGAGCGGCCAGGTCGTCCTCGTGCCATGGGGTCATGATCACGATCACCTTGCCGCCAGCCGCGAGACGGGACTTGATGGACGACTGCCATTCCTCCCATACCCGCGCCCTATAAGTGGGTGAGTCTGCTTCCTGCTGGTTCTTCACCGGGTCGTCGATGATGACCAGGTTCGCAGGGTTACCGGTGATGCCGGCCATGATGCCGCGGCTGATCAGTCGTCCGTGGCCATTGTCCAGCTCGAACTCAGCGGCGCGGTCAATCGCGCCAATCGAGATCCCGAACAGATCCTGACCGTGCGCCTTGATCTTCTCCTTGGTCCTCCGGCAGAACCGCTCCGCAAAGTCGGAGTCGTAACTCGCCAGGATGACTCGGTTATTCGGGTGTCGGCCCAGATACCACGACGGGATACTCTCAGTCACCGTGGCGCTTTTACCGTGCTGCGGAGGCGTCTCGATCACCAGCAGATCATATGCGTGACCGGTGTCGGCCTCCAGAAAGTCCTGCACCTGGTTCGCGATGTACTCGGACATCTTCGTCCGTTTCCAGATCGGACCCTGTACATACGCCAAATACTCAGCATAGAAACGCCGGGCCAGCTCTCTTCGAGCCAGCTCGGCGACTACCTTTTTTCGTTTTTCTTCTGGGGTATACTCGCGCTCATCCATCTGTTATGTTAACCACCTTTTTCCATACATATTTTGGGGCCAGATGGATTCTACACGAGACCCCCGTACCCCCAAAGGGCGATGGGGGTCAGCCCTCTTCGATGAGCTCCTTCAGCTGCGCTTCGGTGAGCGAGGCCAGGTCCAGCGTCTCGAAGGGCTTGTCGTCCAGGTTGCCGATTGCGACATTATCCACCGGCTTCTGACCGGACGTGTCGCGGAGAAAGCGAGCAGCCTCGGTGTCTCCTGTGCGGGCTCGGATCAGCTGGGCCAGCAGGACCGCAGCGGCTTCGGTCTGTTCCACGCCGCGCTTCTTCAGTTCTGCTCTCACATCGTCCTCATCGGCGAGCTGCAGGTCCAGGATCTCGCGGGCCAGGTCGCGCATGGCCTTCTTCTTTCGCCTCACTTCAACACTCTTCTTGGCGGCTGCACTGGCAGCGCGACTGAGCTCTTCGCCGGAGAGGCGATTCTGCAATAGGTTGTCCCGGAGATTCGGGTTGTAGATATAACGAGGATCGCCCATCTATATCAACTCCTTCGGATTTTTTAAGTGGTTGGTAATCTATGAAAATACGGCCTTAGGGGTACGCGCGCTTCCCCCCGGCCCCCAAAAGGGCGACCACCCCCCTACTATTATAATAATACGCGAGGGGGAGGGGGTCGCTGATGCTGTACAAAAAATTGGACACCCCGCGCCGCAGCGCCGGGGGAAAATAGTGCGGCCGCCGGGCGGAGGCAGGGCAGCATGCCTCGGAGACAGGGGGGCTGTCATCCCTGCAGCCCGCGCCGCTGCTGCGCTGCGGGGCCGGGCCGCCGGTCAGGGTGCAACGCCGGTGCAACCGATCAGGGCAGCAGGTCGGGGTTCCACCTGCGGCACCAATCCCTGACCGCAAGGTCCACCAGCGCTGCTGCCGGGAGGCGGAGCTCACCGGCGACGTGCTCGATCGCCCGCGCTGCCGGGCCGGTGATGTGGTAGATGTGGGGTTCAGGTGGGGGAGCCGGTCGCTTTTCGGCCGGTTTTTCCGCCGCCGGTGGGGACTTTTTTCGTGCTCTTGTCGTGGTGTCTGCCATCGGTTCCTCCTGTCGTTTTTCGCTATTGTAATTGTATGTGATAGCTTAGGTGTCATATA